CCCGCGACGTTGTCGGCGAGGAAGCTCACCACGGCGCGCAGCGCGGGCTGCCTGCGGTAGAGGTCGATGGGCGTCATGCCCGCCACGGTGGCAGCGACGACGCTGTGGTCGTAGACCACGACGCGCCGCATGCCGAACAGCCCCGCGATGACGTCGGTGAACGCCATGGGCCACACCTCCTATAGAATCGTTAGCTCGCCGTCCTCGTAGGCGCTCTGCGCCTTGGGTGGCGGCGGCAGCTGCGTCGCAAGCCCGTGGGCCATCGTGAGCGCCACGATCGGGCTGGCGTCCTCCATCGAGCGGCGCCTGTCCCACGCCCACGCGCCGTCGCCCATGGGGCGCGTCACGCTGACGTTGGCGGCGAGGTCGAGACGGGGCTGCGGCCTGTGCATGAGCGGCACGGCGTCGCTGCCGCCGTCCTCGTCCTTGTCGGGGTCGAGTGCGGCGATGGCGTCCCACATGCGCCCGCACCACGCACCCAGGTCGCGCCCGTTGCACTCGGTGACCTCCACGCCGTCGATGGCCGACAGCATCTCGGAGAACGCCGAGACGGGCGCGCCGTTGCCCTGCAGCGCGACGCGCATCACGCCGCCGTACTGCGGCTCGTTCACGCGGTCGCGGAACCAGTCGACCAGCCACGCGATGCCAGCGCGGTACTCGACCAGCTCGCCGTGCAGACGGTGGTCGGGACGGATCCCGCAGACGGCGATGGACGTGTGCTCGCGGTCGCCGGAGACGTCCACGCCGAAGTAGGGCGTGGCGTCGTAGGCGAGCTCGCTGTCTGGGTCGACGCCCGCCTCCCACGACCCGCGCGGGAACGGCGGCTCGACGGTGGACGTCACCCACTGGCACAGGTCCTCGACGCGGAACTCGTCCTCGGGGTCGCTGGCGCAGTCGGTGGCGATGGTGGACTCGTCGAGGAACCCGTAGCCCATCGAGGGGTTGGCCTGAGCCCAGCCGTCCCTGTCCCACTTGTCGCAGCCCGGCGGGGCGCTCCACTCGAAGATGGCGATGGAGGACATGGCGTCGGCCATGGCCTGCGCCGTCTCGTCGTCGGGCGCGGCGTCGTCTCCGCCCTCACATATGCCGTCGGGGTCGCCGATGGCCGCGTGCGCCTGCGTGCGCAGGTGGCGCAGCACCACGCTCGCGCCGTCGCCCGCGTTGCTCATGCACCAGACGAGCCCGCTCCTGACGGCCTTGGTCGTCTTGCTCGCGGCGCTCCACGCCTGGAACGTCTGGTGCTCGCGCAGCTCGTCCAAAAGCACGAGGTTGGAGGTCTTGCCGCGCGTGTTCTTGCGGTTCGGGGTCGCCACCTTGTAGCGGCGGTAGTCGGACAGGCGCAGCTCCTTGCTGCCCTTGCCCTTCATGACCTGCTCTATCTCGTCGGCCAGCTCGGGGTTGTCCTGCGCCATGTTGACGGCGCCCTCCCAGACCTCCTCGGCCTGCGACAGGTCCTGCGCCGTGCCGAGCACGAGGCGCGCGCCCAGCACGTACATGAAGAACAGCGACAGCACCATGCCCATGACGCTGTTGTGGGTGGCGGTATACTGCCTGCCCGCCAGATACAAATGCGTGTCGTTGTCGATGCATATGCACTTGCTAGGCTCGTTGGGTATGCGCTCGATGTTGGCGATTGCCTTGTATCGTGTGCGTGCCGCAATGGTGTCCTTGAGACGCTCGACCTTGCGGTGAAGTTTGAAGCACGGGCAACTGGAATCTACGAAGAACGTGACGCGACAGACGGTACCAGCATCAACGCCGTTGCATCTCGCGTTCTTGGTGTGCAGACTCGCCTTTATGCCAAGACTTGCACACAGCTCGACGACCTGCCTTGCAAGCCGCTCATTCTTCTGTACAAATTCGCACTGTCCGGCCTTTGAGCAGTGACCGTCCGTATCCATCAGGCCGCGCAGTAACTCCCACCGCTGCTCGGTGGAACCTTGCAGGTACATGTCGGGTATGTGCTTGTTTCCGAGCACGCCCAACTCTCGCAGGGCATCTTTGACGGTGTTGTGCCAGTATCCGCGCTCGTCGGAGAACTTCTCTCCGACCTTGACCATGTATGCGGTGCCGCTTTCGTTGGCAACGGGGTTGTGGTCGGCCAGAAGCAGCAGCATCTCGTCTATGTCCTCGCGGCCTACGCAAATCGAATTGCCGTTCGACAGTCCGTCGCCAAGCCACGCGCCAAACAGATACGGGTCTATCGGCAGACTCTTTTCCGCATATTCGACTGCGTCGCACATGGGGACGCGGTATTTGTACTCTTTACGTCCATCAGGCCTGACATGAAGAAAGTCTGATGCCATTTGCTCTGTGGTCTTCTCGAACCAGCCATCGCCACGCATCCTGTTGTAGCTTTGACGCTTTCTGCAAGACTTCGGTTCGTACGCTGATATGCGCTTGCTCGCCTTGGTCTGCACCGTCCAGAGATGGTCGGCGCTCGCCTTTATGGTCGAGCCGTCGTCGAACGTCACGAGGTACATGGGCTTGTCGAACGTCTTAGACTCAGACAGGACCTTGGACGGCTTGCCATCCTGACCAAACACGTAGTCACCCGGATGGACGTCGCGCATCAGCTTCCATCCGTTGGGTGTCGGTATCTCCGTGTCGAGAGACAGCGCCTTGCCATTCTGCCTCGCGACCAGAACAAGCACGATGCGGTAGCGCAGGCGCCAGTCGCCGTCGAAGTCGCCCACGATCTCGAGCCCGTGAACGAACAGCCACCGCTCCCACGGCAGCAGGTCGAGGTCGAGGTAGTCGCGGGCGAAGTCTATGACGTCGTAGCCCAGCGTCGTCTCGGGCGTCAGCTCGCGCAGCGGCGGCGTCCAGACGCGCGGGACCTCGCGGCCGAGCCTAGCCATTCGCGGCCTTCCCGCCGTCGAACGCCTTGAACTTGTCGCGCATGGTGCGCATGGAGCCGCCCTTGGGCTTCGCGGGCTGCGCGGCAGGCTCAGGCAGCATGTTCAGCGCGGCGAGGTACTTGAGCATGGTGGGCAGCGTCACGTTGTCCTTCTCGGGGTCGGCACTCTCCGCGCGCTTGGCAAGCATGCGCAGACCCTCGATGGGCGCGGCGTGCATCTTCTCGTCCACCACACCAGCCCTTATCGCGGCTGCGATGGAGGTCTCGATGGCCTCGGTGAGGTTCATATGCGTCCCCCCAAAGCATTCTCGATGGGGATTTATGGCAGGCGGCGGGGTCCATCCGCCCGAAGGGGCGCCCCAAGATTTCGACACCCTTACCCCTTTGGCGCGAACGACCCCCACCATCTGCGGATTCTCGGCCAGCTTGGCGCGTGCGAAGAGCATCGATTCGCTCACCAGCGACGGGACGGCACACCAAGCTCGTCGATTCCAGCCTTCGTCTTGCGCTTGTCGTTGCACTTGAAGTGCGCGGCGACAATGTTGGTCGGGTCGAGCGCGAGCTGCGGCCACGTCTTGCGCGGCTTGAGGTGCTCGGGCGACCACGCCATCGTGTCGCCGCCACGGGTGTACGGCCCCAGCGAGTAGTCGATCGGGTCGTGGCACCAGTGGCACTCGGCGTTTGCTCGGCGGTCGCGCCTGAAGCACTGCATCCTGACGCGGCGCCCCTCGGCGCTGTTCCACATGTCGGCGGCCATGGGTGCGCCCTCCCAGTCCCTCGGGGTGATGGCGGCGGTCAAGGACGCCACCGGGCGGTGCGCTGGGGTGGGTGCCCACTGACTGCGGGTGGGTGCCCCCTCGCGCGAGTCGGGTGGGTGGTCCCGATCGCACCCCTCCCCCAGCTAAAGAGAAAGCCCCCCGCGTCTGCGAGGGGCTGATGGTTGCAGGCTATACATACCACAGTTCGGCGCGATGCGTGCCGATCATTGGCGATGGTGGGCGATGGTGTCCTCGGCGAAGCCCATGCCCAGCTTCGTCCACATCATGCCGTTGGCGTCGGCCACGTCGAGCGCGACGGCCACCTCGCGGCGCACGTGCGGCTCGGAGTAGCAGACCAGATCCGCCGTGTCCTCCCACGTGCGCAACGCTAAGTAATGGTGGTAGATGGCGTCGGCAGGCCAGCCCACGAGCGCCCACAGCCCGCTGCGGTTGTCCTCGCCGTAGAG